TGTTGTCTGTAGCATCTGTAACTACAAGCCATGAACCATTGTACTCATCGTCTCCACCAAAAAGATTTACTGTATCTTTAAAAGTAGTTGTATCTCCATCTGCAGTAGCAGTACCGACAGTACAAGCACCAAGCTGATAACCTATTGATTGTCTTAGTTCTGCTCTATTTTTTGATTGTATTGCTGCCATTTAGGCTCCTCTTTATATGCTCTGCATCTAGCATAGTCATATCTATATTTTTCTTTATTGTATCTAGTGGTCCATGTACATTCAATATTTCACTTGGACCATGATGTGGATTTAAGACTTCTGCTCTTGCTAACAATGATTGGTACATATCTTCTAGTTTATCTGTTTCTACATTTTTAGTATCAAAACTACCATCATCTAGTTCTTTTTTAAGTTTAGACCATGCTTCTATTTCTCTTACCCTGTCATTGCCAACTCTTTCATGGTTTCTTAATGTCCATTCTAATTTTTCTATTTCTAGTTGCAAGAATTGTTTTTCATATTTATCTGTTGTGTTTTCTAATATTTCTTTTGTTTGTTCTAAAGTAATCTTGTCTTTTCTATAATCAAAAGATAGCCATGCTAAGTTTTCATACATACTTGCTTGTTCTCTAACGCATTGCCAATACTTGCCTGCTCTTGTAGGAAAACTATTGTCGTTTAAAACAGAGTAACGCATCTGTGCTTCTGTTCTGTACACTTGTTGTTTTATAAAAGAATCTTCAACTTCTTCACGCAATGCTTCCATTTTCTTTGCGTTTTCGTTATTTAGTGCTGGAAATTCATTCATGGTAATATCTCTCTTTCTGGTTGTGTGTCTATACTTCTTGCATCGTTATCCCAGTTTGCTATAACTGTAGTTCTTCTGTCATCTAAAATAGCTTGTGCTTCTGCCTTTGTTTTTTCAGTTGCACCTACTCTTTTAGACCAGTTACCTGTTGCCCATTTGTCATTAGTAACAATAACGTTGCCATAACTTTTTACTTCAAATCTTTTTATTTCATTGCCAACGAATGTGTTAACATTTATATTTTCTATTTGCCAGTATTTCATGTGCTGATTGCCCTCGTAAAACTATACGCATCATCTTGATAACCCGGTCCACCTTCTATAAATCCACCAACTGTCAACCCATTTCCTGTAGGTCCACCACCAAAGTTATTTCTTATATTTGTAGGTACATTATTTCCTGTAGTCCATGTATCTGCACTATATTCGTATGTACCACCATCTGGTCCACCTGCAGCCTCTCCACTGAATACTACTAAATCATCTGCACTTGTTTTTCCAAAACAACCGGGATTTTCATCTAATCCAGTCGTTATGGCTGTATTTGTGGTCCACGAACCACTTGAACCAGAACTATAAGTATATTCTTCGTTTTTCGTATCTCTACTAGAACTAGAAGAACTACCTGTAACTGCTGCACCATTTCCTGATGAACCACAGGCGTTATTTGCTAAATAATATCTAGGTGTAAGCATATTTGTGCTTTGTAAAGTCCAAGTACCACTTCTCATAATTTCATGATTTCCTACTCTTCCACCACTAACACTTGGATTGAATCCACCACATGCCCAAGCATTATCTTTGTCCTCTGCTGCACCACATAATAGGGTAGCACCTTGATTAGTTAGTGTATCAGCAGTTGTAAAACTACTTCCACCCCATTTTTCACAAGCAGTTGAATATGCTGTGCCTCCTCTACTTCCACTAATGCTTATTGCACTACTTTGTGTGCCACCACCTGTAGCACTAGCAGTTGCTGCTGATAATGTTTCTGATAATGTTGTAAAAGAACCAGAAGCACCATTCCAAGTTTCAACAACATCTGTCGCAGGATTAGCACCACCAAAAATTAATGCTGCACTAGCGTTACCAGCAATCACAGACATATACCTATTACTGCTAATAGTATCTCCTACATTTGCCCATATACCCGGTCCACCTGCTGGTGTAAAGCTACCAAAACCTAATATTTGATATCCAAACTGTGCCATTAAGCATCCGTGCTAGTGTCTGTTGTATAAATAATTTTTACACCTATTAATAAACAATCTTCTCCCACAGTATCTGAGCCATTATCAGCATCTCTAAAAACTTCAAAATAACATATTTCTCCTGCTGCTGGACTACCTGCGATTGTTACATCTGCTGTCTCAGCAGTTACAAGAATGTCTTTTGCAGCACTTAATATATTATCTGTTACTGTAACAGCAGTTCCAAAGGCTACATCCATAGGATTATCATTAGCATAAGAAACTCCTGATATTCCCCAGATAACAGCATCTGTATCTGAACCTGTTGTTGTCCAATAAAATTGTGCTTTTATTGTTCCTTCGTTCCAAGATTTTGGCATTGCTACTGAAAACTGTGCGTGTTCTTGTGTGCTTGCATCAAAAGGTAAATGAGTTATATCTGCTCTGCCATTTGTGGCTGCTGCTGTTGTAGTTAAAGCACCACATCCTGCGTTATCTCTAGGAGTCATAGCTTGTGCTGGAACCCACATATTTTCTGTACCAACTTTCTTGACTGCGACACCTTCAATAGTTACTTCACCTGCACTTGCTCTAGCAATAGTAGTGTCTGATGCGTGTCCTAAATTAATATCTCCAGTTCTAACTGCACCTGTTGTTGATATAGCACCAGAGCCAACATCTATACTGGTAAATCCAGATGTAATTGAACCAGCATCTAATGCTCCTACTTCACCTAAATTAGTCATAGCAGTTATTTCACTACCAAAATATGTAGCAAATGTTTGAACTGTAGTCTGTCGCATTGTGCCATTATCATTAGTAACGATTCCATCTCCATCTGCTACTGCTGTAGTACCAACAGTTGCATTACCATCCATAATATTAAGTTCTGCTGCTGTAGAAGTAACTCCGTCAAGAATATTTAATTCAGAGGCAGTTGAAGTTACACCATCAAGTATGTTTAACTCTGCAGCAGTTGATGTAACTGCTGTTCCATTAATTGCTAACTTGTCAGTAACTATATTAAATGTTCCATTGTGTTCTACTCTTGCTACCTCAGTACCATCCCTTTGTTGAAAAATAATATCTTTTTCGTCAACAACTGGTTTTATAATTACATCACTAGAACTATTAGATATATTTAATATTTCAGTACCTGCTGCTGATATTTTGAGCACACCTGAATGAGAATCTAAATCAATATCACCGTCAATATCTACTGTTAGATGTGCTGCTGCTGCTGCTGCATCGTTAGTATTTATTGAGAATGCACCGTTTGCTGCAACAACTAATGTTGCTGTATCACCAGAAGAGCCAGTCATTGTAACTGTCTTACTATCTAAACCAATGTCGTCAACTGTCAAAGCAGTAAGTGTTCCTAATGATGTAATGTTTGTTTGACCTGCTACTTGAAGAACTCCGTCAGAGTTTGCAAAAGAGGTTGAACCTAAAGTAAGAGCACCAGCGATAACTGCATTACCAGAACTATCTAAACTAAATTTAGTTGCTCCACCTACTGCAGCACCAGTGTCTATTTTAAATTTATCACTATCACTGTCATCAACACCCACAGTCCATTCGTCTGTGCTGTTTATGTCAAATGTTATTCTTGGGTCACCAGATGAACCAGCACCTATCTCAAGGTCTCCTGAACCATCAAAGGTAAGATTAGCTTCTGCATCAAGTTCTGTTGTTGTAGAACCAACTGTTACTAATTCGTTTGCTGTAGCATTGTTTAGTGCAGTCACTGCACCTGATGCTGCTGCTGCCCATTTCATACCAGTAGCTTCACTGCTATCTGCAGTAAGTACATGGTTGTTACTTCCAACAGTTCTAATTGCCATTGAGCCAGTGCCAGAACCAGCAACTAATCCACCCTTGGCTATTGCTGATATATCTGCCTCAATACCACCTACTTCGTGTTTGAAAGTACCATCGTTAGCAGTCATAGCTTGTACTGCTACTGGAGCACCTGAGCCGTCTGCTACAACTATTTTACCGTCTGTAGCACCGACAAGTCCTGTACCACCATAAGCTAAACCTATTGCAGTACCATTCCAAACACCTGTAGTTATTGTTCCAAGACTTGTAAGTGATGAAGATGTAACTCCACTACCTAAAGTATTGTTTGATAGAACTGTGGTGCCGGCTACTTTAAATGTTTTACCACTGGCTATATCTACGTTTTCTGAAAAATCAAAGTCACCAGTAGCGTTTGTAAATGTAATTGTTTTATCAGAGGTACCTTTTATCGTTAGACCACCACCATCAGCATTAGAATCACTAGGAGAACCAACTTTGTTCAACTCCATGTTCTTGTCTTCAACCTGAATGGTTGCAACGTTTGCTGTGATTGTGTCACCAGATACTGTTAGGTCACCACCAATCGTAATATCTTCTGCCCAAGCTAAACCTGTTGATGTACTTGAGTCTGCAATAAGTATTTTATTGTTCGTACCTATTGCTAATTTATCCCAAGTGCTGCCTGTGTAGACTAAAATATCACCTTTAGCCTCAGACATACTTGTTACATCTGTATGGGAAGCACCATCAAGTGTGTGCGACCCCATCTTGCCAAGACTGGCAGCTTTTACTCCTAACATTTAATCCACCCCTGTGTTTACAAATAATTTAGTAGTTGAACCATCTGGTGTAGAACTGTAAGCAATCCTTACAATGTAATACGGAAATGGGTCACTACAACATTCATAGCCTCCACTTGTTGCTGCTACTGTAAACGAACCTATCTGAACTGCAGTTGTGGAACCGACAGTTGAATCAGATGCCTGACAACCGTATAAAGTTATAGTTGCAGTCTGATTGCTTGCATTGTTTACATGAATTGTTTGAACGGATTTACCGTTCCCACTAAAAATAAAATCATGATTGTCTGTATCATCAGCACTAAAACTTGTTTCCAAATAAAAAGGAATGGATGCACTGTGGATATTTAAACTATCATGTACTTGTTGTAATGTCATTTGGCTCCTTCAAAATATAATTTACCAGTTGAAGACTCATTCCTCTTCTTCCAATATTGTTTCATCTCACGGATGATTTTACCAATTTCTTTTCTTTCCTCTACAGTAGGTTTTCTCTTATGTTCTTTTGCTCTCATGTCCAAAAGCCATTTCTCATAAGCATTACCTGCTAAATCTTCTATTTCTGCTTTACTATGAGTGTCATCTCCGATTACTCTCAATTCAAACAGTTTACCAGTTACAGGGTCTTTGACTTTAAAATGATAAACCTTGGCACCTGTGTCTCCACCTAAGTCTACGACACGAGTTACAACTGAACCCTGTGGGGTCCAAAGTCCATCTATGTTTCCGTTATATTCTGTAACCATAATTAGTGTAAGTGGGAGAACCGAAAGGAAACAATCCTCCCACTTATGCCATTAGATGTTTATTCTATATTTGCTTTGATGAATGCGTATTCACCGGCAACACCTGCAAGTGGTCCGTTAACTGCAACTGGTGCTAAGTTAGCAGTACCATCTTCATCGTACACCTCAACTGAACCATTTAGTGATGAGTTGTTTGATGTAACAAGTGGGCTACCTGCTGCTGGATTGCCGTCAATTAAGGCTGCAGTCCAACCATTAACACATATCCATCCGTATGAACCTGATGCTATGTCAACTTGTGCCCAACCAAGTGGAGCACTGTCAATACCATCACCATCATGAATTTCAACGTCTTTGTATGGGTTTTCATAAAGTCCAACTTGCTGTGATGTAGTAATCGCAGTTACTAAACCATCTTCTTCATCAAGTGTTATTACACAACCTGTTGCTGAAGATACAGCAGTGTTACTTTTAATTTTGTACATATGACCTTCTTCTTCAACGTCATTAAAGATTATGTAGCCATCTTTGTATAAGTCTTTAGCAATTGTAGAAGAAGTAGTTATTGTGATTGTTGTATCACCTACTGAACCTGCTGCAACAGCCAAGTCAACTTGGTGTCCATCAGTTCCGTCTTTACCCATGGTCAATAGACCTGCAGTAATAGCTTCACCTGCTTCTACATATCTGAATACTCTATCTTGGATAATCATTTTTGTTCCAAGTTTGTGCTTTTGTGATGTGGAAGTTTGCTTCTCCCATCCCGGCTTACCGGAAATCATTTGTGGAAACGACATTAAATTGCCTCCTGTTTTTCCTCGGGTTTATTGTACACCCCGTCATCAACCGATGTTTGTTTATTTGAAGAAGAGGCAGGAACTCGGTCAATGGTTACATCCACTGCCTCTTCTTTTTTTCTTTCGTAACTACAATGATTGCATTCACAATTAGTAGTAGGTGGATAAGAGTACGCACCTTTACGAGCCATCTTAAGTAAGTAGTCAGGTGTCCCCGGTACATTCTTAATCACTGTGCCTTTTTTAAAACCTATACCTCCAGTGGCATTCTTTTTATCGATGTGCCAGAACAAATCTGTTTTAGATTGCCAGTTATCAATCATGTCCCAAGCATAGCCCGAAGCTATTAACTCTTGTCTCTTTTCTGCACGTTCTCTAGTATCCATCTATTCTCCTAATGTTTACGCACCAGATGCAGGGGCTGAAGCATCAAATGTCAAAGGTGCACCCTTTGAATCATCAATTTCAAACACACCGTAGTCTGCTGTAATTATAATTTCAGTTGCTCTCATTGAAGCATCTCTTTGTCTTTCAGTTCTAGTGTCTACTGATTTAAGTACACCTAGTGCTGATTTGTCTGCAATAACTCCAACTGCATCATCAGATGAGTCAACTGACAAGTTACCATCTTCAAAGATTGGAACACCGTTTAGTGGTCTAATGTTTGAGAAGAAGTTATTTAACAAGTCAGTTGCAAATCCATCCGGAATACCGGCTGCTGCACCTGTTGCTGTTACTGCTGTGTTAGCAATGTCAAAGGTTGCAAAAGGGTGTTGCAAGATATAAATCTGCGAACCAAACTTTTGTCCTTTAGCATTTGCGATTGCACCTGCTATGTTTGCAAGACTCATTGTTGCACCAGCAGCACCAAAAGTAGTACCACCGTTTAGTCCTGAGTACAATGCGTGGACATCAGTGTCCTTTTTTCTTGCCATTGCATCACCAAGCTGTCTACCTACAATTGAAAAAATGTTGTTTGCAGATTGCCTGATTAATTTATCTGTCAAAATTACTTTTGCTCCGACTTCTGAAGCAGTAAGGTCTACAGTTGTCATTCCGATTTCTTCGTCATCAACAATGTCGAATCCGTCTTGTAAATCAGAAATAGTCATTTGACCTACTTTTGGCACAGTTACCTGTTTAGCCCCTTTTGGCAAATTCATTTGCTCAATCAAAGCCATAGCAGGAGCATTGTGCTCTTCAGTAAACCTAGCAGCAGTAATTATTATGTTCTGGGCATTTTCTAAATTCCCAGTAGTTGCTGTGGTTGCCATATTCGTTTATCTCCTATATGTCACCGGAAGCTACTCTTCTTGCATATTCAATAACCTTCGGGTCATTGTCACCTGCTAAGTAGCGTTCCATTAAAGTTTTCTCATTTAATGGTGCTGCAGGCGAAGGCTGTCCTGACTGAAGTTCCTGCGAAGGTCCCGTACTCGGTACCTTGCTCTGCTGTGCATCAAGTACACGTTGCTGCTGGACTGTTAAGTCAGCGATACTTTCAGCCATTGACTGCATTGCAGTTGGGTCGACAGTTGACATTAACACATCATAAGCTGTGCTCTTGCCTACTTTCTGTTCGGGCTTAATGCCCTTCTCCAAAAGCAATTGCCTTGCCGTTGCTACCTTTGCAGTATGTTCTGATGATTGAGATAATTGCTGCTGTTGTGCAAGCAGTCTTTCTTTCTCTTGCTGTACCTGAAGCATTTGCCTCTCTTGTGATGCAGCTTGTGTAGAAAGTTGTTGTGCCTGCTCAGGAGCATATCCTTGCATCTCATACTGCTGTTGAAGTTCTCTTCTCTTAGCTTCTATCGTTGCTTCTGATTGACTCAGTTGCAATTGTGCCTGCAAGTCCTGTTGGGACTTTTGCAAGTCTGCTATTTGTTTATCGTAAGATGATTGTGCTTTCCTCCATTCATCTTGCGAATAAGAACGAGAGTCTTCAACACTCGTTGTTGGCTCAACGCTTTGAGGTAGTTCTGCACCGACTGATTCGGGCTCTGAAGTTCCTGTAGGTTCTGCTTGCTCTGCTCCATTTTGTATCAATCCTTGTTGCTGTAGTTGTTCGTTCACAGCAGGGTCAGTATTGTCTACAATTCCTGAAGTAGATTCAGCAGGCTCAGAAATTTCTGGCTGCGAGTCAGGAGATGTTGAATTCTCAGGTTGTTTGTCTGTTACCATTACAACTCCTAAAATATTTAATTTTGGTTACATTGTATATCTAATCTTCTTGGCTTTCAATCTTATCTGCCAGAGATTCAAAACTATCTTTTATTTGTTGGTCAATTGGTTGCAAGGTTAATCTGTCTAATTTTGCACGTTCATTGATTGAATCTAATAGTTTTCTTTTTTCATTTCTAGGTAATATTCTAAATAATTCTTGAGGTATTGTTTCAGCATGATAATTAGTATTTCGTGATATGTATGCTCTTTCTGGTACTGTTAATTCTTTTAAGAATCTATCTCTTGCTTTGTTAAAATCATCATACAAAAACAATCCTTCGTCTTCTGTGGTGTATTGCTCCATCAATGCGTAATAGGCTTCAAGTGCTGCTCTTTCTCTATCAGAACCTGCAAACCTTATTTGGTTCTTGTAAAACGGGTCTTCAAAATCAAAACCTTCTTGTTCAGCAGTTGCTCTTCTTTCTTGAGATGCTATTGCTTTTGCATCAAAATATGCTCTTATTCTAAGACTATTAGTATCGTAAGTGTCATAAATTCCATTTATTTTTTGTTGCATATTACTTAAAGATTCATAAGTTGGAGGAACCTCTCTTGTTGTATCTTCTGCATAATAATGTAAATTTGCAACTCTTTGTTCAAACGGTTCTAACTCAACAAATCTTTTATTGTAAATATTTAACGCTGTATCTTCCTTGTTTCTGTATGAGTTAACATTAATTCCAAACATTGCACCTGCAGCACCAGTTGCTATCATGTATGGGTCATCTGTGTTTTCAACAAGTTCAACTATCTCAGCAAGAACTAATGGTGCCAATGATTGTATTGCAGGGTTTTTTGATGATATTGATTTCCAATTTGCAACATTGTATCTGTCATAAGTATCTTCGCCAAAAAAATCTGTTCCACCTACATGGTCAAATATTTCTCCTACTACAGGGTTTGCTTTACCTCTCAAATATTGGTATGTTTGTTTCCACCATCTATTTGCAAGATTGCCCATGTCACCAACTTTATAGTAAGTACCAGTGCTACTTGTTTTGTAGTCTCTTGCTAAATCAAAAGCATAGTTTATAAATTGTTCAAATCCACCCCATATTTTTAATTTAGTCCCGTCTTTAAATGCTATTTCACCTTTACGATAATTTACTCTTATATCTGGGTCCATGTTTGCAAGTGTTAATATACCTCCACCAACAGCAATAAATTTTGCTAAGTCAAGTGCTGCTTCATTTCTAACAATTGGATTTTTGTATATTGATATTGGTAAATATATTCTTGACCACCAAAGCCTTGGTGCCCACATTGTGTTATACATTACATCTCTAATAACTTTCTTTTTACCTGCTATTGGTATTGTTTTTAAATCAGCTTCTCCAGTAAAGATATTTACTATTTCTGATACTTGTCTGTATAAATCATCAATCTCTTCTTGAGATGTTGCTTTTCTAAGTCGTCTTGGACTTAGCATTTGGTTTGCTACATTAAACCTCATGTTATTTAAAAAGTGTGTATGGAATCTAGCAGATGCTCTAAGTATAGGTCCAATAACTGATGCCTTTGGTAGCTTTTCAATAAAGTTTGACATAAATGCTTCTGCTCTTCTATCAGCAGCAACATCTTGTCCGGTTTTATTCCAACGCATTCCAGACTCAATTAACTTATTATAGTTTGAGTTTTGCTCAAGTAGTTGCTCGTTTCTTAAAACTGCATCGTCACTCAAAGCTGCTTTTAATGCTTGCCCAAAAGACTTAGCAGTAGTAAATGGTCTTGATACTGTATATATTGCGTTTTGTCTTAACACTGCACCAAAATCTAATGTACCTCTAATTGCTTTTGCAAGAAACACTGAGTTATTCCATAGACCTCTATCTATCTTTGGTTTTGCTGCTCGTGGGTCATTAACTATTTGTTCTGCACCATCAACCATTTTATTGTCTTTGCCAAAGAACCTTCTTAGTCTTTTAATATCTATGTCAGTAAGTTTAGGAACTCTGTCTGCTAGTTTTACAAATGACTCAAGAAATCTAGTTCTAGCAATTGTGTTTGGTATAAACATTGCGACATCTTGTAAAAAGTTACCAATCTCTTGTGGTGTAACTCTTCTTTCGGGTTGTAAGTTGCCAGTTTCCCATGGTCTAAAGTCTTCATTGATTCTGCTGTTTGTTCTTGCTAAAAATCTTCTTTTTACAAAACCAATCTCGCTGTCAGTAAGAACTCTTGGCTCACCTCTTTTTGCACGAGCATTTGCTCTATCTAAGAATGGTCGTAAGAACTCTTTTTCTGCATCGGTAACATATTGAAGTCTAAATACAAATTCTTTGTCATCAATAAGATTTTTTGGTAGGTTTTTAAATATATCTTCAGGAATATCTGTGCCATCACTGCCAAGCATCAAACCTCTTTGTCTTTCACCAAAAGCACCAAGTCTTGTTGGTTGGTTGATTTGCTCAGATGTTAAAGGTCTTGCTAGCCTTAATTGTTCAAAGTCAATAGAGCCGTCAGGGTCTACTGCACCTCTTATTCCTTGCCCTTCAAGAATCTGGTTAATCCTGTCAGCATTCTGATTCTTGTACTCGGTGTAGGACTGAGTAAAGGCTCCACTTTCTTGGGAGACAACCCTCGTTCTAATCGCAGTTGGTCTCGCCTCCGTTGCATTCTGTCTACCAGTTCTCCGAAAGTAATCGTTGATGAGTTGTTCGAAGTCGATGATTTTGTCTGATTCTTCTCCATAGTTAGGATTATACTTTCTAACAGTAAAATATTCAAGTGATTGGAAATCACCACTTACAGTAAATCCTGCAAATCCATTTTCGTTTGCAAGTTGTGTAATAGCTTGTAAATCATCATCTGTTAACCTATTTCTAAATGTGTAAACAGTTGAAAAATCACGAGTTACTCCCGGCTCAATAACTTCACCAATTGGCAAATCTTCTAGTGGATTTCTTGCTGTTCCCATTGGTGCTCTTACAGGTTCTAAATCAGCTTGTGTAATTCTATTTGTAATTATAATTTCTTTTTGATTTAAATCTTTGTCTGCAATGTCAACAATTCTAGCAACAGATAAATCAGAATTTGCTGGATTTGTAACAATCATATCAATACTCGGTTCTATTTCATTAAAATATTGCCCAACACCCGGTGCAATTCTGAGGTCTGAAAATCCTCTTTCTAAGTTTTGTAAACCTCTATTTTCATTTTCTATAAAAATACCTGCGTTTGCATTCAAAGCAGACAACTCTGAGAACAATCTGTTTCTTGGTGTTACGCCACTTTCTTGAAATATTTTCTTTATTTCATTTTGTTTGTCTACATATTGTTGTGGAAACAATCTTGTTGCAGGTTGGTCTGCTTCACCAGTTACAGATGGTGAAATACTTACCCTCATTCTTGGTTGTGTAGGTGCAGTACCATAAGAAGGAAATATAGATTGTTGTATAAATGGTTGGTCAACTTCTGTTGGTCTTAATATATTTGGTACGTCTAATGGTTGCCTTTGTCTTGCTGCTTGTCTGCCAAGTAATCCAACTCCTGCTGCAGTTGGTAAAGCACCTGCTGCTAGAGCAGTTAATGTATTTTCAAATGGTTGTGCAATACCCTCTAGTTGTCTTTGTTCTGTGCCTGATATTGTAGTAGCAGCCGGTAATTGTATTGCAGTTTCTGCTGCTAATCTTCTTCCAAACGGTCCACTAGCAACAGGTTCTAAAAATGTTCTTGCAACTCTCCCTCCAAGACCTGTGCCTACTCCTCTAAGCACAGCAGGTCCTAATCCTGCAGTTCCTATAGTTAATGCTGCATCAAATGGAGTTGCTATTGTAGCAGCACCACCAAGTGTTGCTTCTAATGGAGTCATGCCACCTACAAAAGGTACAGCTTCTGGAATTTCTGAACCAAACTGTGCACCAAAATCTCTTGCAGTTTGTGGGTCTATTGGACCTTGAAATAAATTACCCATTTCAACTGGAACACCAAATATTTCATCACCTAATGTGCCTCTTGATAATAATGATGCAAGTGCTGCTCCAGTTTCTCTGGTTCTTTGACCAGCAACATTTGGGTCAATAAAACCACCTTCTCCAAAAAAAGGTATTCCGGCATCTTGTGTTGGTTGAGGAGGTCCATATTGTGGAATGCTTACGGTTGGTTCAACGTCACCTAAATTAGTAATATAATTTAAAAACTGTCTAAACTTACCGGGTTCTTTTACTTTTACATTTGGACCAATAGTTTCTTTTGCTACTTGGTCAAGTAATTGTTCGTCTCTTTGAAAGTCTTGAAATGTCACTTTTACCTTCCAAAAAAGAATCTACCACCAGATGTAATTCCTCTGTTACCCATACCTGTTCGGGCTGCAGGTTGGTTTCTAAACATATCCTGAAAATCAAGACCACTTATGTATTGTTGAAAGCTAGGGGGTGTTTGACCCATTCTGCCTGCTCTTCCGTATGCACCTAAGTAGTCAGTAAATACAGGTTGATATAAATTTCTAAAAAAGTTTCTTTGATTAAAACCTTGTGCTTCAGGTAAAAAAGATTGTAGTAATGCTCTTCTTCCTAATTCTGTTTCTTCAAGAATATTAGAAAATGTATTTCCGGATTGATTAAATCCATAATTTGGCATTACCATTTAAGCTAAACCTAACCTTTGCTGTAAAAATGGTAAGAATCCAGTAGCATCTCCAAATTGTGGTGATTCTTCAAATTCTCTTAATAATGTATTTGTTTGTGGTACAAATGCGTTTGCAAATAAACTTCCAAACCTATCTCTTGCTGCACCTCTTGCTAACTCAGCAGCTTGTCTTGCACCAAAATTTTGACTAACTCCTCTTCCCGGTTGCAAAGTTGGTGAAATTAAAGCATTTAAAAAATCATTATTACTACTTACGCCTTGTCGTGCTGCACCAAGTAAATTTTGAAAAGTATTTGCTGCTTGTCTAAAAGGATTTGTTCCAACAGTTGCTTGCAAACCCCCCAAAGGTGTTTCTGGTCTCATTGCTTGTTGTGCATAAAAAGATGCAAGTGAAGGTGCTGCTGCTGTGCTTGCTAAACTTTGACCAATACCAGACCTAATATTTATATTTGGTAGTACATTTTGAAATGCAGACCTAAATTGTGTAAAAGGCGATGTAAAATCTGGTAAAAATTCTTCTAAAAATCTTGTTTCACTTAAATCTTCACCTGTCTCAAAACCACTAAATTGTGGCAAAGGACCTTCTGTTCCATAAAAATTTGGTGCTGTTGTAGGATTTATGTTTCTTCCAAAACCAACGCCTTCTGGAACTTCGTCAACTTCTTTACTTGTAGCAGGTTTATCTTGAACAACTGTTGCATTTTGTGAGTTTCTTAAAATATTTTCAGCTTCAGTAGCATTGTTTGCTCTTACATAGTATTTGACACCACCTATTGTTATTTCAAAAGTTTTCATTCTTCTTCTAATCCTATACTTCTAAGTAATTGAGTTCTTTCACTTTGGGCTCCGGGTCTGGGTGCTGCCGTGTTATTGCCTTGGTTAGGTGATGGAGTATTCGGTATGCCTCCCATGGCTGCATTAGGCATGACCTCTGGTCTTACTCCATTCGATGTAGGGGCTCCCGGCTGAGGGGGTGCCATTGGTTGCTGCATCTGTCCATATTGTTGCATAAATGCCATACGTTGTGCAAGTTCCTGCATCTGTTTTTGTTCTTCAGCAATTTTAATTTCTTGTAAGTAATGTTGAGCCATTTGCTCATCACCACTCTTCATTGCTGCAGTGTAAAGCTGAACTAACTGCATAATCGGTGTCGATGTTCTTGCAATCTGTTCGTATATTCTTTGTCTTTCTAAATCTGCATCTTGCATTCTTAAGATTCTATCTCTTGCAAAGTCCATTGACACAAGCGACTCACCAGTTGCTGTAGGTTGAGTTGCCATCTGTGCAATTGAATATCTTTGCATATCATCTTCTGGTAATGCAGGCAGTAAAGTAAATGTTAAATCACCGTGGTTTTTTATGTCATCTGGTTTTATCGGTCCATCAAAAGGCATCTTTGCGTATGTTTTACCCGATACATTTAACGCCTTGTACGATTTAGTTTCATACATCATAATCAAATGTTCAAAAGACATCTCAAGTAAGTTCTGAACTGCTGTAAGTCTTGGAATAACTTTCTGTTCTATGTTAGTTCCAAGCTGTCTCATCGCATAACCAGATATAGGTGCTTGTAATATTCCAAAAGCCTGTGGTGGTAATCCACCGTCTACTTCATCGTCATTGATTGCACCAAGCAATACGTCTGCATCTCTTGGTGATTGTGATAACGGTAGTGGCTGTACGTCTTCTTGGTTTTGAGTTGACACATTTATTTGCGACCCCTTTTTTGACGGGTTGTCTTCCAATGCCTTAGTTCCGTCTAACGATGAAACCTTGTAGGCTTGGTCTACTGCTCTTGCAGCAAGTGCCATCCTGTATGAGAAAACTCTGTTTTTAAACTTAATGATGTCCCTGTTAGGAGCAAAAATTGATTCTGAGAAGTCTTTTATTGGGTCTTCAATGTCTGCCATGCTATCAATCTGTCGCATTCCTGTGTCAGATGTAGCAAGTAATGGAACACTCCCAACAGGAACAGTGCATATCGGGAACATCATTGCAAAAGTGTCTGCAGGTTTCTTGGCGTAATGGTCATCAATAATTACATAGTTCATGTATTTGACTTCGCCGTTTACAATCTGTCTTTCGTAACAGTCGTAAACAAACTCTACTTCGTGACCATCGTCAAGCGTTACATCGTAAAATTTAAAATTCTTGTAGGTGTCTCTTATCTCTGACCTTGTTTGAGTCATTCTGTAAGCTGCAAAGATTGGTTCTTCTTCTCCGTACTGGACAACCAAATGTCTTGGGTCTAGTGGTTTTATCTCTGCAAAAGTATCACCGTTTGGTTTCTTTCTTAGCAAAGACCTCGCTGCTATCCTACCACCTCGTACCGTAGAGTACCAAGCAAGCTGCGATACAAGCAAAGGCTCACCTTTTCTTTGCAATCTTTTGTTTATTTGCCTGTGCATTCCAATGACTAATCTTTCTAAGTTGTCGTTTGCAGCACGTTTCTGTTCGTCTGCAGCATCATTGTGCACTCTTACAACTTGCTCAGAACCAGAAATAAAACTTTCTATCTTGTCTGCTAATGTTCTTAGTGAGTTAGTTGTGTAAGCATCTTCTGGGTCGACACCTTCTTCTTCGTCTGGGACAAAGTGAGTTAATCTCCATGAGGAGTAATCCATGTCCATTCTGTCATGTAAAGGTTGGTCTTGGTCAAATAGTGTTTCTATTTTATTTAAAACATCAGCAACTATTTCGTCTTGTGTCTTTCTAGCCATTATCTAAATCTCGTCACTGGGATAATCTCCCTTGAATAGTTTTCATTACCGGCATAACCAAACTGATTTACCATCAGATAAGTTAATGCCTTTACAGCATGATTATACTTGTCTCTCGGAACATTTCCAACTACCCCACCTTCTCGGTTCATCTGCCAACTGTAAACTCTGACCTGTCCGTCAAACGGATTTGGTCCTCCTCCAAGTTCAGAAATCAGTCCTTTGCAAGTAGGGTCAATAATTATTCCGGGCTCCATGTCTATCGGGTCTGGCTTGAGCATACTGTTCATTCTCTCAATACCGTCAATAATCTTTACGGGCTGGCTTTGCATAATTATATTTGCTTCTTTAAACCATATCTCAGT